AATTTGAGATAGAGTTCTCGTCTGTCCGAGCCTCCATTCTTAGCACCAGGTACGGTTACCGAAGCCTGATGTGCTGTTGATTGTTGTGCCATTAGTAATAATTAATTTTATATATACGTCTTCAGCTGAAATTTTTTTGATCATTTTTTGTGGTCTTTCCCACCGTCTAGACGGCTAATGGGTATCTGTCGTAACAGGCCAAGAGCCAATTACAGAGAGGTCCGACACTGAGGTGCCTCTCTGCTATGAAAGTTTACATGTAGAACTTCTATATGTATGAAGAAGGCTAGAGTAAAGAATACTACTAGCCATAGTTCATTAAATTTATTCACCGAGAAGTGCTTCTTCTAATGACTGAGGAAAATCATCATCCTCAGTTTTAGTTTCTTTAACTTCTGGTTCGGGAGTCAGTGAAGTAACTGATGCCCTAGCTTGATCACTTTGTTGTGCCATTAGAATGTAAACTTAGCTCCAAGTTTTGTACCATAGTTACGGTCATCATCACCATTAGTAATGGTAGATACTTCACCATAAACACCAAGCTTTTCAGTTACATTGAATGTACCTCCAAGCTTTCCTGATAACTCTGTTTCTGTACCATCTACATCGGCAACAGCTGTTAAAGCTGGACCGCCTTGTACATAGTAATCAAGTTTAGAAACTGAACCTTCATAACCAACATGTAAGTCAACAGTTCTGCCTGAATAGTCAGTTCCTGTATAACCATCATTTACTTCAGCGTTGATATAAGCTCCAGCGAATGCAGGTGCAGACGCGAATGTGGTGGCTGCGAGAGCAAGTGCAATTGATTTCATTTAATTAGTTTTTGTAAGATTTGTAGTAAGCGATGCCACGATATTTAAGTTTCTCTGATCTCTCTAAAGCTTTTTGCTCTTTAACACGAGCTTGTAGTTCTAGTTGAGTCATAATAAAAAACCTCAATACCTAAGCCCCGTTCCATGCTTAG